AGCATCTGGATCAATAGTAGGCGAAACTGCTATAGTCTATTCATTAAACCAAGCAGTAATATTAGATAAATTAAAAACTAGCAATGTTGTTGTTAAGAATTCTTTAGCTGCTACATTAACAGTTGATGTTGATTATACATTAGATGCTCGAGCTGGTACTATTACATTTATCGATGCAACCAATATCACTATTCCTGGTGAAGTCATAGCAATTGATTATGATTATGTTGCTCAGTCTAAAGTTGATACTTTTACTCAAGGCCAATCTGAATATGCATTAAAAATGATCGGACACAATGTAACAGATGGTAAAGCAGTTAGGATTAGTATTCCTAGAGCTGTATTATCTGCAGCTGAAACATTGGAAGCTATTACTGATAATGTTGTAACGCTTGCAATCGGTGGCGCATTACTTGTTAATTGCGAAGATGAAGTAATGATTATAGAACAAGAGGACTAATTAAATGGCTAAAAAGTCAGAAACTGAAATACTATTTCCACAAGGAAAAGTGGTAGTAGTTGATGGAACTGAGATTACAGTATCTCGTATGAAACTCCATCAAATCATTAAAGGAACTGGTTTATTAAGTGGTGTGTTTGACATAGTATTTCAACTATTTGAAACTGAGAAAATGAATCCTAAATTAATAATGGAATTATTTACCACTGATGGAGATAACATGTTAGAATTTATCTCCATAGCTATTGGTCAAGATAGACGATACGTGGATAACCTTGAATTAGATGACGCTATTAATATTTTAGTAGGTATTCTGGAGGTGAACATGGATTTTTTCGTATCGAAGGTAATGCCGATGATGAACTCTCGAGCCGTAAGCCTCAAACAATTCAGAAGCAAGACCTAAATAATCAATACACTTCACTTATTGTTTATTTAAAGCATTTTGGTTTCAGCTTAAGTGAGATAATGAATTTCACTTATTCTGAGGCTTTACTTTATTTGAAAATCTGTGAGAAACAAGAATCACAAAGAAATGTTTTAAATGCCACAATGATTAGGTCTGCTTATCATGGTAAGCCTAATGAATTTCAAAAATTTATCCAATCAATTACAAGGAAATAACGGATGGCAGATTTAAAACTAGAAACCCTATTAACTTTAAAAGATAGAGCTTCTAAACAACTTAAAGGTTTTCGTAAAAATCTTAAATCAACTAAATCTGAATTAAAATCATTTGCTGCCACTTTTACTAGTGCGTTAGCAGGTGGTTTACTTTTAAAGAGTTTATTTGATGTCAATAAGGAATTCAGTAAGTTAAAAGCTACTGTTTCCACCTTCACTGATTCAGCTGAAGAAACAGAAGTAGCAATGCAGTTTATCAACGATATTGTTACTAAAATCCCAGAAAATTTAGAAGATGTAACAACAGCTTTCATTAGAATGAAAGGTTTGGGACTTGCACCTACTCGTGAGGCATTACTGTCGTTCGCTAATACTGCTGCAGCAACTGGTAAGTCTATAATTCAATTTGTTGAAGCTGTAGCTGATGCTACTACTGGAGAATTTGAAAGACTTAAAGAATTTGGTATTAAAAGTAAAAGAGAAGGTGAAATTGTTAAGTTCACATTCCAAGGTCAGACAACAGCTATTCAAAATACAGCCTCTGCTGTTAACGAATATTTACAGGCTATTGGTAATAATCAATTTGCTGGAGCTGCTGAACGACAAATGGGTACACTTGTTGGACTTACTTCAAATTTACGAGTTGAGTGGGAAAAACTACTTGTTAAATTAGGTGAAGGTGGAGCTAATTCTACATTCTCCTTTATTCTTAGTGGATTAACTGATGTATTATCTGGAGTTGCACAATTACGTGGAGTTTTTATTGCATTCTTTGCTACAATAGATAAGAAAGCAGTAGAATTAACTTCAAGTTTTACAATATTTTCAATTAAAATGGCTAAAGGATTTTCTATAGCTATAACATCTATTAAAAACCAATTTATAGATTTAGGTAATTCAGCTAAACGAATAGTTAATTCAATTGGTGGAGTTTTTAATTTAGATCCAATATTCTTAGAAAAAATACCTAAAGCAAAAGCAGATTTAGCAGGATATGAAAGTGCTATTAAAGCTGTTAAAGATGAATCTGACGCTGCAATAGCCGCTATAGATGAAAATGCTTTAGCATTAATTAGTGCAGGTCTTGCTGCTAACAATTCTTCAAAAGCAATAGATGAGTATAATGATAAATTAAAAGAAGAACAGAAAGCTGCAAATAGTGCCGCTGATGCTGAAAAGAAATTAGCAAAAGCTAGAGAATTAGCTGACATAGCATTAGCCAAAGCTCAAAAAGCAGCAGATGCTAGAGCTAATCGTGGTGAAAACATACGATCTAATAATAGAACAGCTCAAGAAATATTTAATGAAACAAAACAAGAATTAGATTCACTTAAATCTTATGGAGATATTACAGGTGAAACCTATAAAAGAGCGTTGGATAAAGCTCAGACAGCTCTTGATGATTTTAGTGATAATTCAAAACAACAATTTGGCGAAGTTACAGAATTTGCTAAAGAAGCAGCTAGAGGAATTGAGAATGGTTTCTCAACATTCTTCTTTGATATCATGCAAGGTAACTTTTCAGACATGGGTGATTCGTTTAAACGGACTATTGATCAAATGGTTGCTGACTTTCTTGCATCACAATTGGCAAATGCTTTATTTGGTGGTTTTGGTACTGGTTCTAATAACTTAGGTGGTTTAGTAGGTGATGGAGTTGGTTTCCTACAAGGATTCTTTGCAGATGGTGGTTCAACTGTAGCAAATAGACCTATGATAGTTGGTGAAAGAGGACCTGAATTATTTACTCCATCAGTATCTGGTAATATTACATCAAATTCAGATTTAAATTCAGGAGTTGGTAATACTTTAAATATTAATATTACAGCAATGGATTCAAAAGATGTTATTTCCAAATTAGAAGAAGTAAAACGACCTTTAGCTGAAATGCTTAATGGTACAAATAGAGCTTATAACTTAACAGCAGGAGTAGGTATTTAATGGCTTTTATAAACGAACAATTTCCAAGTGTTAAATTAGTACATGGAGTTAAGAAATCAATTATAGATCCTGTTGCTGTTGTAACAAATGGTAATCAAGAATTTAGAATTAAAAAGAACAGATTTCCTAGATTTAATTGGGAAATTCCATCAGCTAATGTAACTGAAGAAACAAAATTAGAAATGAATGCTTTCTTAGCAGCTAAAGATCATAGTTTAGATTCATTTAAATTTTCAGATCCAGATCAAGTAACTCTTACAGATGGTCTTATGTTATCTAAGTCAGGATCAGATTGGTATTTTAACATACCATTTGATTCTACTACAACAGGTAATCATCCAATATTCCATTCAGATAATTTAACTGCAACACGTAACGGAAGTCCTGCTACTATTAGTGGTACTTCAGTTGTTGATGGTCTGCCAATTATTACAATAACAGGTTCAAGTCCTGGAGATGTGATTAAAATAACTGGAGAAATATTCTTTGCTGTTAGATTAGATTCAGCAACAGGATGGTCATTACAAGCTTTAAATGGAGATAATACTCCTAATATTATTGGTTATTCTACACTTAAATTAATAGAGGTCTTTGAAACATGAGAACAATATCAGCAAATTTAAAATCAGCAATTTTATCTGGTAGAATTTGTAATCTTGTTAAAATCACTAGGATAGATGCTACTGAATATCTTTATACAGATCATGATGTAACACTAACAATAGATGGAGATGTTTACGAGCCAGCACCTGGTTTACAACGATTACGTCTTGAGTCAACAATAGATAATAAAGTTTCTAATCAGCAATTTAATGCAGGTTGGTTAGATTTTGATCAATCAGATTTAAGAACTGGTTTATTTGATAATGCACAGATTGAAGTTAAGAAATGTTCATGGGATAGTCCTCTTGAAGGATCAATAACTACATTCTTTGGTAATCTTGGAATTATTCAATGGACTGAAGATGGATTTAAAGCTGATGTTCATTCTATAACTCGTAAAATGAATAGAAATTATGGTGTAACAACTACTGCTTCATGTCGACATAGATTATTTGATCAATTTGATTCAACATCATGTGGTGCATGTACACTTAATAAAGGTTCTAATACTTTTACAGGTTCAATTGATTCAGTTGTTAAAGATAGAATTAAATTTCAAGTTACAGGAACATTTCCAACTACTCAAGATTATTGTGCATTTGGAGAATTAGTATTCACATCTGGTCTTAATTCAGGACTTACTTTTGAATTATCTAAGCATGATATTGGCGCATTTTCAGAATTTGAATTAATGATTCAGACTACTAAAACTGTTCAGGCTGGAGATACTTTTACTGTAACTTCAGGTTGTGACAAATCATTCACTACATGTATAAATAAGTATAGTAACGGATTGAACTTCGGTGGAATGCCGCATATCCAATCAGAAATTATGTTTAGATGATAATAAGAAATAAAATAACGAAAGTAGCTAGATCATGGTTAGATACACCATATCAACATCAATGTAGAGTTAAACATGTTGGAGTAGATTGTGCGATGTTAATTGCTGAAGTTGGTTCAGAATTAGGATTAATTGATTCATCTACATTGATTCCAAATTATTCCAAACAATGGCATTTACATAATAGAGAAGAAAAACTAAAACAAATATTATTGGATTATGGTTTCATTGAGATACCAATATCCGAATCTAAGACTGGTGATGTCTTAGGATTTAAATATGGGAGAGTAATGTCTCATCTAGCTATTCGCACACCTAGAGACAAAATAATACAAGCATCTGTAGAAACTGGTAAGGTAACTGAATCTACGTATGATGATATGAAATCCCACTTAATTAGAGCATTTAAATTCCCAGGAGTTTAAAATGGAAGAAAACGAAGATTGGGAACCTATGGATGAAGAAGCTCCATGGGTTACAATGGACCAAGAAGAAGATTTATGGTCTGATACTGACTTAGACGAATGGTTAAAATCACAAAATGATTGAAAAATATTCATTAGCATGGCTTAAAGATTGGTCATCAACAGATTATGATTTCTATGAAGAAGTTAAAGAACTTGTTTATAAGAGACATAAGTTAATTGAACCTCCATGTGGATGTTATGGTAGACGAGTTTATAATAAGATCAAACATAAAGCTGCTATTAAAATCATAGAAGATGAAATAAGTATTCTAACAACTGGAACCTCAATTTGACATATGGTGAGGATCTAAAATTATTAGTAGAATCACATAAAAACATAACACATAAAATAGATGAGCTACTTTCAGAATTAGCTCATCTAGATAGACGATTAAAAGAATTAAACGAGGAACCAGATAAATGACACAATTAGTAATACCAGCAATCGGTGGACTTATGGGTACATACTTTGGTCCAGTAGGTTCAGCAATAGGTTGGGCTATAGGTTCAGCTTTAACTGCACAAGATCAAAATATTGATGTCACAAATACTCAACAAATCGGTGATTTACGAGTTCAAACTTCAGAATATGGAATAACTGTTCCTTCAATTGTTGGAAAACAACGAGTAGCTGGTAATGTTATTTGGTCAGAAGAAAAAGTTCCACATACTCACACATCAGAACAAGAACAAGGTGGTAAAGGTGGTAGTACAACAACTACAACTACAAGTATCACTACCTACACAGTTTCAATGGCAATATTATTATGTAAAGGTCCTATCTTAGGAATTGATAAAATATGGGCAGATGGTCAATTAATAATTGATTCTACTGCTGAAGCTAAACCTCTTATAGGAACTGTTTATGTTGGTTCTAATAGTCAAACACCAGATCCATACATGTTAGGTAAAATAGGAGCAGGTTCTGTACCAGCTTATAGAGGTATGGCTTACATTGTTCTTAAAGATTTTGATTTAGGAATAACAGGTCGTATACCTAATTTTACATTTAGAGTATTAAAAGAAGGATTATTATGAGTTGGAATTTCGATAGAATTTTATACAAAGCATTCACTAATCCAAAGGACGTAATATTTGATGGTAGATTTGTAGTTGTTTTAGATGACATAGGTTTACATTTTATAGATTACAGAGATCAACAAAATATTTCAGAAGATAGTTTAATTGGTGATTCTAACTTTGAACTTGAAATATTAAAAACGATATCAGTGAGTGGCCAATCAGTAACGTATTTTGATAATCATTATTATGTAACTAACTTAGTTGAATGGGACACAGTTTATAAGATTAATTATTTAACAGGATTAGTTGGTACTTTAAATATGCCAGCAGTTATGAATTCAAATTTAGCTGCAGTTAATGGTAAATTATGGTTCACTACTTTGGAACGTGATTCTAATGATGAACAATTATTATTTTCATTTGATGGTTCAGCATTTGTATTCAATTCAATGCCCGTTAGACATCAGACAGAACCAAGATTTATTGCTACTGATTATAGAGAGAATGTTTTAGTAACTAATTTCAATGATGTATCTGTTTCTAAATATGATTCAGATACTGGTGCGTTCATTTCATCTATAAGAATTTCAAGAGAACCTTATTTCATTAAGACTATTTCAGATAGAACATGTTTTGTGGCGTCAAGTCCAAGTGTATCTGATTTAGATGAAACAAAAGATAGAGTATTATGGGATGATTCTGTTGTAGATTCTATCTTTGATACTGGAATATTATACGCAATAGATACAGTTTTAGACACACAACAAACTAACTTTCAAACACTAGGAAAAGTAACAGGATTTACTGATGATTCTGGAGAATTATGGTTAACAATAGATAGAACCTTAGATGGAGTTAAGTCTATTGCTAGATTAAATATTTCTACAAATGAGGTTAAATTTACTAAATCATATGAGATAAAAGACGTTGCTGATCCTGCTTCACCTACTCCATTTAATTGGAATATTAATGAATCTAAATTTCTTGAGAATTCTTATAATAAATCAGTTAAATGTGAATCATACACATATCAAAAATGGAATGGAACTACTGAAGTAACTGAAACTGTTCCATGTTATAAATTTATAATATCTGATGGATATTTACAAGGATTTAAAATAGATCTTATGTATAATACTCAATTTTCATCAATTCAATCGACTGCTATGATGGCTGTTGGTAATCATAATTACACTGGAGATTAAATGAGCGCTTGTCCAATACCAGATTTTTCAACAACTACTGTATACCCAACTGGTACATTTACAGTATCTACACCACAGAATGTTACTGAAAATTGTGCTGTTTCTGGTGTGAATAATACTATAGGAGCTGGTACTCCGTCTGTAACAACTATTAATTGTACTGGTCCAGCTGGACCTCAAGGTATTCAAGGTAATTGTGGACTTGGTTTCGACTGGGAAGGTAACTGGATAGATACTACTGGATACTTTGCTCAAACTGATGTCTGTAATGCTTCCACTGTTCATAATGGAGGTCAAGCTTATGTTTGTATTCAAACTCATACTGCTGACGGTGCCATTGATGAACCAGGTGTAGGACCATCTTGGGAAGACTTTTGGGATTTACTTGTTAATCAAGTTGGTGGTTCTGGAGGTGGTGATGTAGAATGGAAAGGTAACTGGATTTCAACATTTCAATACGAACCTAATAATTTAGTAACTCATGAAGGTGCATCTTACATGTGCACAACATCTCATTTCTCAACTGAAGATACAGTTCCAGATCCACAAGATAATTTTGAAGGTCAAGGTGAAAATTGGCATTTAGTATCTGCTGGTATGGATGATCCTGAAACATTTATTGATACATTTGAAAATTTCTTTGATTGGATTACTGATATTGATGAATGGGGTTTTGGAGATTGGTTACAAGCTATTGCTGGTATTGCTCTAGGAGCTGGAGTTATTTGGGCTGGTTTAAACATGTTAGACGCTATGTCTGCAGATGGTGATGATAATGGAACTGGAGAAGATGCTGATCAAAGATTTGCTTCTTATAATGGTTCACTTGGATATGCTGGTGCTTACACTGCTCCACTATTACCTGATTTCATTGCTGATTTATGTACATTAGCTGGAATATCTTATGACGTTTCAGAATTACCGAATGAGGAAGTTAATAGCAGTTTAGGTCAGATAACAACAATTAGCAACATAATTGATCAGTTAGCTTTATTATACCAATTTGATAGAGTAGAATCTGGTAATATTATTAGATTTATACCAAAAGATAAACCTGCTGTAAAGGTTATTACTGACAGTGATATTGGATATTCAACTACTACTGGAGAAGTACCATTTACGTTTAAAAGATTTCAAGGTATAGATTTACCTAGAGCTGTTAAATTGACTTATTTGTCAGAAGCAAATAATTATAATACTTTCACACAAGAAACAAGATTTCAGAATTTTGAAGATGGGCAAGATGTTAATTTAAGAGTTTCAATGTCTGTTCCAGATAATAAAGCAAAAGAAATTACTGAAGTTATTTTAAAGAATGCTCATTTAGAACAAATGAATTATGGTTTTACTGCTTCATATGATCAAATAGAATTAGAACCAGGAGATGTTGTAACTACTCCTGAAGGAAATATGAGAATAACTAAAGTTGTTGAAGAAGCTGAAGGTTTAATTAACTTTTTATGTACTGACGCTTCTAATAATGATATTGCTTATACTGTTGCTAATACTCCAGTACAATCACCAGATTCTCAAACAAATGTTCAACCTCCAATTGGTTTTTCAGATGCATTCTTCTTAGATTTACCAGCACTTGAAATGTCAGATGATCAACCAAGATTATTTGCAGCAGTTCATGGTTATGGTAAAGATGGTTGGCCTGGAGCTTCTATCTATAAATCAACAAATGGTGGTTCATCTTATCAATTAGTAACATCTACTGAAAAAGAATCAGTATTTGGTATAGTTGGAGTAATTACACCTGCTGTAGATAAATGGCAAGTATTTGATGATACTACAACTATTTCAGTAGTGTTAAAGACAGGTACATTAGAATCTCTTGCTGATATTGATTTATTTAATGGTTCAAATAGAGCTATGATAGGTGGAGAAATGATACAGTTTGGAACTGCAACATTAACTGCTCCTATGACTTATACATTATCTCACCTATTAAGAGGTAGACAAGGTACAGATTGGGCGTTAACCGAGCACGTTGCCGATGAGCCATTCATTCTATTGAACGGATCTCCTGTGGAATTACCATTTGAGATGGATGATAGAGCTAAGCCAGTACTTTATAAAGTTGTGACAATAGGATCATCATTAGATGTAACAACGTCTACCCAGATTACTCCATATGGACTTAACATGGTTCCATGGACTCAAATGAACCCAGAATTAGTTCAACAAACTAATAATAATTGGGAAATAGCCTGGACAGAACGTAATAAATGGGCTGGCGATGGTTTAGATGATTATCATGAAGTTAATAAAGATACAGATTGGGCAGGTTGGACAGTTGTTATTTTAGATTCTAATAATATTGATCAAAAAAGAATTAAACATGTCCAGAAACCAAGTTATACTTATACTGTTGCAGATCAAATTGCAGATTGGGGTATCATTAAGCCTTGTATTACTTGTAAGGTATTTGGTATGTCTAAACATGTTGGTGGCGGATATTCTGATATTTACTCATGCTAACATTTAATAAATAACATAAAGGATAAAAATACATGGCAACAACTACAAATTTGGGTTTAACTTATTTAGAAATAGGTCAAAAAGATAAATCAACTACAATTAATACCAATATGGATTTACTAGACGTTCTTCCATCATATTTAGGTGAATTTGCTGCTGATCCTGCAACTACTGGAATTGCTCCAGGTAGTACATATTACAATACAACAGGTTCTAATTTAAAAGTATTAAAATCTGATCTTTCTTGGACTAATACATAATGGCAATAGCGAATAATACAACAGCAGGTACTATTACATTCGCTGGAGATTTACAAGGAACCTTTGATGTTCCAGAATTATCTCCAACTGGTGTAGTTCCTGGAGAATATCAAGGAGTGTCTCTTGTAGTTGATACAAAAGGTAGAACAATTTATGCTCGCTCAATGACTGAAGTAGATGTACCATGTGCTACTATTTCATCATGTGGAGTAGTTGCAATTGGTGATAATATTACTGATGAAGGCGCTGGTTTAATAAGTATTGCATTAGCAACAATAAATTCTAAAGGTGTAATCAAAGTAGGTTCAGGATTTACAATTAATGGATGTATTTTAGACGTAGATTATGATGAAGCAACAACTACATTAGACGGTGTAGTTATAGTTCCAACTGCTGGTAATTTAGATGTAGATGGATCTGGTAATATCAGTGTTCCATTAGCAACTGATACAGTACTTGGAATAATTAAAGCTGGTAATGGTGTAGGTGTAGCTCCAGATGGAACATTGTCAGTTTCAGGTTTTGACATAGCTACTACTTCAACATTGGGTGTAGTTATAGTTCCAGTAAATCAAGGAATAAGTGTAGACGGTTCAGGTAATATTGATACAATAAATGCTGAAACATCAACATTAGGTATAGTTAAATCAGCTGACACTGATAATATTACAATTTTTGCTGGCGGAGTAGTTAATGTTGGAACTAATATTGGTAAAAAAGATGCTTTTACAACTTGGACCAAATCACAACAACATTCATTATTTTCATTAGGAACTACTGGTAGTATTACTCCAGATTTAGATGAAAGTTCAGTTTTTGAAGCTGATTTAACTGGAAATATTACATTAAATGCTCCTATCAATGGATTAGCTAACAATAATTACACAATAATTATTAAACCAAATGGTTTTACTGTTACTTTTGGTTCTGAGTATAAAATCAAATCAACATTAACAACAGTTAATGGAATTTCTATCTTATCATTTGTTAAAATAGACTCTTCTAATTTTTACTCAATATTACAAACAAATTACATTTAAGGATAACAAATGGCTTTAGCAACAAACACAACAACAGGTGAAATCAAACTAGCTGGAGATTTAGCTGGTTCAAATGATGGAAACGCACCTGAATTAACAAATACTGCTGTAACTCCTGGAGAATACACTGTTGCTAAAGTGACAGTAGATTCAAAAGGTAGAATTACAAATGCAATCAACTCAACATCAAATGAAATTACAGGATTAATAGATCCAGCTACAGTTTCTTCAACTGGCGTAGTTCAAGTAGGTTCTAATTTATACATCACTGGTTCTACAACATCAGGTAATATTCTAATAACATTTAGTCCAGTTATTTCAGCTGGTACAGATGCTACAGGATTAACAACTGATGCATGTGCTACTTATTCAATTGATATCTCAGTAGATGATGCAACTGCAGTAACTGTAGAATTTGATGGCGCTGGTCATCAGACTATTCAAGATATTTTAGATACTTTAAATGGAGTATCTGGACTAGTAGCTGCTTTAGATACTGGTCATATTAGAATAACTTCTGATTCAACTGGTAATACTTCAAATATTTCATTAACAAATGATAGCATATTCAATTGTGTTACTAATTTCTCATCTATTGGAGCTTCAGTACGAGGTATTAGTCCATGTGAATTGTATGCCAAAGATGCTACAGATTCCATAGCTGGAGTTATTCAAGCAGGTTCAGGAGTAACAATAGTAGCTGGTGTTTTATCGGTTGATACTGGTGCTATTAATGTAGCTACTGATACTACTCTTGGTGTAGTAATAGTTCCAACTTCTGGTAATTTAGATGTAGATGGATCTGGTAATATCAGTGTTCCATTAGCAACATCATCAGCATTAGGCGTAGTTAAAGTTGATACATCAGGTGGATTAGCTATTGCTGGCGATGGCACTCTTTCTTATACAACAAGTCCATTAGCCGCAGCAACAACAACCACATTAGGCGGAGTTATAGTTCCAGTTTCTAGCCATTTATCAATTGATGGTTCTGGTAATTTATCAATGACGTTGGCTGATTCTAATACATTAGGAGTAGTTAAATCTGCTGATGTTGCTAATATTACAATCACTTCTGGTGATATTGATGTTGGAACTAACATAGGACAAAAAGATACAACTGGAACTTGGACCAAATCACAGAACGTACAAAGTGTTGCTTTAACATCAGGAACAACTGTTGTAGTTGATGCTTCTTTATCTAATTCATTTACATTAGATTTGGCTCATAATTTAACAATTAATAATCCAGTTAATTTGGTAGCCGGCGGATTTTATACATATTTTGTAACACAAGATGCTTCAACATTTTATACTGTATCATTTGGTACAAATTATAAATTTAAATCAGGTTCTGATAATAGTGTTGGCGATGAATTATCTAAGACTGATGTAGTCACATGCATAAGTGATGGTACTAGTATGTATTGTTCAGTAGCAAAAGGATTCGTATAATGTTTAATAATAATTTAATGATGTCATCTGGAGATATTACACCAGTCGATGATTTAATATCAATAGGAACGTTTGATACATATTCCAGTGGAGTAACAAGCCTTGATGGATCTATAACATGTATAACATCAGATGGAATTTTAAAAATTTATGAAAACGAAGTACTATTATTCACTACACCAAGAATAAGTGTTCCAAATTATGATCAAGGCTATGATGTAACAAGTTTTAATAATCAAATATCAGTTGATGGTTCAAAAATAGTTATTCATATGAAATATCAGCAAATTGGATTTGCTGATAATTATTACAGGACTCTTGTATTTAATAGAGTTATAGATGATTGGATAGAAGATTCAGTACAGTTAAATAATACTAATAAAACTTTTCCAATAAATTCTGATGCTAGTAAATTTTATGAAATATCTGGTGACGACATATTAATACATGATTATGTAATAGGTTCACCACTAACACTCAATAGTCAATTTACTGTTGCAACAGGCCCAGGAAATTTAGAAGTATCAGGAGACGATAATACAATATTAATAAGATATCCAACTAATGTAAAGGTTTATAACTTTAATGTATCATGGAGTTTAGTTTTTACTACAGAAACTTATAATTTGCCTAGAAATATTACTATCTCTAATGATGGATTAATATTTTTATGTAATGTAAATGCAATTGGCGATTCATTTGTTACATTGAAAAGATTTAAATTAGATGGTACCTGGTCTGAAGTTGCAAGTTTCCCTATTGTTAATTCAATATCAACCACTAACGCAGATCTTCAATTATCACAAGACGGCAGTGTTTATACTGCTTCATATCAAAATCCAGTATCATCTATACATAGATTTAAAAACAATGCAAGATCAACGGAAATTGGATTACCTGTTAATACTATTGCTATTGCTACTAATAATACAGTAAATAAACTTTCTAAAAATCTAATAGCCAATGGTTCAAAATATTTAACCATGACCGAATTATCATCAAGTCCATTTCCGTTGACGTGGTATTTTACAACAATTAATGATCTGGAGATTTAAATGGCCTTAAGTATAGAGTTATTCAAATCAACTGGTACTCCTGAAACTTCTGAGATTGTTACAAATAATAATTTCAAAGTGGATGGTCAAGCTAATTCTCTTGCAGAATATTACTTCTATCCTATTACTAGACCAGAAGGATCAGATCTTTTATCTGAATCTTTTGCTAATATGATATTTGCTAAATTGTCTGGTACATACACTAAATTCAGTAGACCAAGATGGAAAATTGAAGTACCAGATTTAACTTTAGATAAGGCTAAATTATTTGTAGGTAGACGAAATGTCTATGCAGAACCAGATGGTTCTTATGATGGTTCTCTTGCATATTTAAATGATACTACAGTTTACTTATTTCCAAATACTGGATTAACTGATCCTACAAATGCTACATCATTTAAATATGACTGGACGACTAATCAAACTGTATTTTCAGATTATTTAGTCATGCAATTACTTACTGAATCAGGTTCAGATACTGATATTGGTAATATTCAACCAATTAAGATTACTCTTGAGGTTGACCTTTCCGAGTAGCTATCACTTTAGCAATCGTTCTATTTCCAACAACAACTAATGCAAATACACTCCATAGGTTAATATCTACTGGAGTGTTTGTATAAGTATGCCAAATAAATCCCAAACACAATATCAAATATCCTGTATTAGACCAGAATTTAGTATGACTTATTTTCTCAGTTTTCTGATCTATTAGCCAAAAAGCGGTAATTTTCTTCATCGTGTTCTTCCTTTAATTCTTGAAAATGTTTATCATGTTCCATTTTAACTCTTCTATAATCCTTGTCAGACGAGTGATAACCCTGACCAGTCGGTTGCTGATGTTTCTTAACTAAGTTTCTCATAATATTATTTATTCAAATTAATTTCATAAAGTGGTATACATTTACAGAGAATGGTATACAATAGACCTAACTTAACCAAACAGAGAAATAAAATGCATCTAATTAATACAATTATACCTTCAAATAATCCTTTTAATGAAGATACTATAATAGAAATTGAATTAACAGATATTCAATTTATCATATTTGAAAAATTTCAAAATTATAAAAATGTATTGGCTAAATTACATACGTTAAATATTTGTCAAGATTTACCTAAAGAAATTGTTCAATCATACATTCATACAGTAGGTAAAAAAATTGAAGAAGAAATGATGGAAAAAGTATTTACTGAAATTTCATACTTAACTGATATGTGGTTTACAGATTAATCTATACTGGTTAAAGATGGTCCAGTTTAAAACCATCTAATATTAATGAGAATATTCAAATGAAAAAATTACAAAATAGCAATACACTATCTGAAAATATTGAAATTGTTGCAAGAGAAGCATATGATTCAGGTATTCCAGAATTTAATTATTTAGCATTTATTGAAGGCGCTGAATTTAATTTTGATTGTTCACGTGTAAAAACTCCAACAGTTTTAGTGGATGGGTATCGTGATACATATGTACAAGTAATATCAATAAATGGCTGTAATACCATATTTCCAGAAGGTAAACATTTGGACATGATTGTGTTCCTAATTGAATTAGATAAACTACAATGTCAAATTCCACTTGAAGATCGAATTGAAAGTATTGCATTGTACCAAGAATCTGATGATGAAGTTATAGAAGATTATGATGATGAAATCAATACACTTAATGATACCTTTGTAGATTTAGTTCAACGACAATGGACAACATTAGAAGAACTTTTTAACGTGACAGTTGATAGATTCAATAACTCAATTTAACACTACATCAGGTATCTGGTTAACACTGGGTACCTGAAACCTTTTAACTAATGGGATATCACAAATGACTAGAAGCGAAGAATTAGATTTAATGATTAGAGACCTTCAGAAACAGGCTACTGAAGCATCTAGAAAAGCTAAATTACCATTTCAACGTGATTTAAGATCACTTAGAAAACAATTACTAAAATTAAGGAAAAACAAAAATGGCAAGATTAACAAAAACACAAGTCATAACAGTACGAGTAACAACTGAATTAGAAAATAAGTTTCTAAAATTACGAAAGAAATACAAATTATCTGCTACAGACCTTTTAATTAAATTGATGAAAGATTATGACAAATCCACTGTATGAATTAACTGACATGGTAGAGCCTAAAGATGGTAATACTAATAATGTCAGAGATCCTCACGTTACACCTGGTAGAAAATTATTCAATGCATGTTTAGAACTATTAGAAAAAGATAATAAGTACATCAAGTGTATTGAGTATACCATATGTCCAATAGATACATATGTATTTGGCATGGCTAAATTTGATTATTTTGATGTCAATGCTAAAACTGGTAAAACAGATCCAACACCCCGTGATTTTGAATTAAGAGGTGATGTTGATGATATAACAATAGATGTAATTTCAAATCTTAGACCTGGTTTAAATTATAATGTGTTATCATATTATGAACATGGTTCCTATCATTGGGTAACCGCAGTTGAAATTAACAAAAGAAGACAGGATCTAACATGAATAAAACAAGACAAGAAAAATTAATATTAATTGTTTGCAGTTTAATATTATTAATTACAATATTTGAAATACCAACTTATCATCATATTGATATCATTTTTATTATAATATTTTGTGTTGCATTAATGGTAGAAATTTTTAAATCTATTGTAAGTATTAAAAAATCAAAAGCTTCAATTGATAGTTCTTTAAAAGCTGGACTAGAAACGTTTGAAAAAACATTGTATGGTACATATGATGACTTAGATAAAAGAGATATTTCCGATATTACATATTTTAAAAAATTGGATAATGAAGATGATCCATTTTATGTTGGAAACGAACCTAATGATATTGTTAAATCATTACAATGTGTTAAATGTAATGGATTAGAATTCAACGTTGCTACAGCTGATTTTATCACTGTGATCAGATGTATCAAATGTAGATATGAAGTTGGGATACATGAAGGTTAAAATCAAAAATTTCAAAAACAAATAGGATAAAACATATGATGACCGAAGAAGAAAAAATAATAATGTTATTAACATCAAAACTCAAAATTTGGATGTTGAACATTAAATTTATAATAGCCTTTATAATGGTAATATTGACAATATTATTCTACACTGATGTATTAACATTGGCAATATCATTAATATTATTTGGCTGTTCAGTATTATTTTTAATAATTTTATCAATATTTAAATCAGTTGCAATTACACAATTTGCTGATAATATTGGAGTAGATCTATCAAATGATGAATATGTTGAAGATTTATTTAAACGTACTAAAGAATATGTTGAAGTTAACCCAGTCCAAATAAGAACCGGTAAACTTGAAACTAAAACATTTTATAATGAAAATAAAATGTTAAAATTTGTTGATGGTTTACCTAAAACTCCTAGAGAAGACGGTGTCATTTGTAATGTTGAAACAAATAATGATTCATTATTTAGAACAAAATATGTGGTTACATGGTAATGAATAAATATTCCTATGAAGACATCACATTGGAAAGGTGCCGAAAACTCGGCCCACATCGAAGAAGTCCCAGAGGGCATGGTAGGTTTCGTTTACTTAATAACTAATAATGTTAATGGAATGCAATACATTGGTAAGAAATTCTATTATAAGAAAGTAACTAAAGGACCTTTGAAAGGTCGCAAACGAAAGAGGATTTCATATCCAGAATCTGATTGGAAAATCTATGAATCCTCTTCTGATTATGTAAAAGCAGCTATTGTGGAATTTGGTAAAGAGAATTTCTCGTTTGAGATTTTGAAATCATATCCAAATAAAACAATGACCAATTATGGTGAACTTGAAAGTCTCGTCAAACTGGATGTTTTAAGATCTAATGATTGGTATAATGGTAGTATTTTAGGAAGATATTTTAATGGAAAAGTTTGAAGTACAAATTACGAGATTAATTAAGACTCATAATTTTAGAATCAGTGGAGCTACTGATCAATATGGTAATATTATAACTTTAAGATGGGATGATCAGTCATTTAGTACTACATTTACATATGCGGAATGTAATCAGTTCTCACCTGACTTTATCCATGACATATTCGTACAACGATTGTATGATCATATGGTACCACCTCATTTAGTTCCTAAAAGTGATAAGGAGTTAACAAACATAGAGACCATAATAGATTATAATAAAGATATTGATAAACAAATTAAGCAATTAATAGAGAGTAAAATATGAAAACAACAGAAGAATTAATCATCGCTATTGAGAAATGGTTAAAAGAAAATCCGGTACAAGCAATATGAAATTAATTAAACTATTAACCCAAGTGGTGATTGAGGCCAGAATTGAAAAAAATGTGGAGGTAGAAATACTCGCATACAGAATACTGTATAAACTTAGTGGCGGTCAAGCTGATAAATTGCTCGCTGATTGTAAACCCAGAAGAAACAATAAAATAAAATGAAAATATTACAAACAACATTTAGTTACATAATGATGATAATTTTTGCAATAATAACGTATGCACCAACAATATGCATATTATTAATCACATATGTCCAAATTACAAATTTCATAATATCTGAAAATAAAAGATTTAATGACTGTAGACATGAACAAATTAGTATGATGATACCATTAAAAAGTATTGATATTTATAACACAACTAAAATTGAAAGACAAAAATTAGTTGAAGAAATAAATTTAACATGTGAAAGTAAATTAGAAGTTAAATATTTCAAATAATCTGGAAATAAAATGAAAACTTTAATAATAGCAAGTATAATATTAACATTAGTTGGATGTGCAGGTGGTCCAGCTAGAATGGCAATGCTGAGTGATACAGAGTTGCAATCAGCAGGTTTTGAACAATTATGCCATTCATATCGATATTGGGGATCTGAAAAATATTTAGAACCACTTAAAATTAGAACTAAAGTAGTTAAAAGATATGTGTCAGATTTTAAACCATATGAAGCTCCTAAAGGTTTAACCGTTGTTGAACGAAGAAGAGCATTTTCTCACCATATGAGAACAAGTAAAACATATGGTGCCCATCACTATGAATATGATACCGTTCCATTATTTACTGATGATGAAATTTACCTTATTAGAAAAGGTTCAATTAGAGTTGGTATGTCTTTAGGCGCTTTAAAATGTTCTAAAGGTCCACATACTGATGTTAGTTTTTCATCTTATGGTCCTACACAGTATGTTTATAGACCTAATAGATATTCAACAACTTATGTTTATGTTAAAGGTGATAAAGTAGTTGATTGGTCAAATTAAAACATGTACATTTAATAAATAGTGGTATACATTTCCAAGAGAGTGGTATACAATAGTCTCACTGGTTAAAGATGGTCCAGTTTAAAACCATCTAATATTAATGAGAATATTCAAATGAGAACTATTAAAATAGATGGTAACTATTACACTAAAAAAACAAGTAAAACACCACAAGAACTATTTACTGAATTTCTGATGGAAATATCAGAAAATGGAGATCATGATTATACTAAAGAAATACATCCTGAAATATTTGAAACAGTTGAACCTGAACTTACACTTAGGTTGAGTATGATGTTTCAATTTTATTCGAATGAATATGATCTATTACGTGATTCATATTTTAATAAAGATAAAGATTTATTTGATGTGTTGGATACATTACATGATGATATGAAATCAGGTAAATTTATCTTTTCAAACAAACATGAATATCCGCCACGTGTTGAAGATTTTTCAAATAAAGGTGATATTAAACTGATTAATCAAGGTTTTCTAAAAGAAATGAAATTAAAAGGTTTTAAATTGGTTAAATAAGTATACAATAAAGGACGAGACTGAGAACCTCGTCCTTTTTATGGAGAAATATTAATGGAAACATACAACAATTTAGAAATTATTGTACACTCGTACCGTGATTCAACTAAAAAGATAAAACGAATAAGAGATTTTAGAAAGAAACATGGATTTGATTTTAATTCAACATCATGTGAAATCTATACTGATGATAGAATACATCCATTTAGTACTAATAGTACAAGTTTAAAAATTAATGATGGTGTATTAGGAATATCTTCATGGAATAAAGAACTTAGTATGATATTACAATCTTTAATATTATACATTCCAGGATTTAATGGTAAAACTATTGAAATCTATTCATCTGAAAAAATGTTCACTAAGTTCTTAAAACGAGTAGATAATCTAATAAAATTCATCAAAACTGAAGATTTCAAACTATTATACAAAGAAAATTCTATAAACGATATTAGAGATATTATCTGTTATGAGGAGTTCATCTTCGATAAACGAAATAAATCTTTTGATATTGTCTATCATCATTTGGATAAACTTATACCAGTGATATTCAGTAACCATAATCGATTTATAGTTAAAGGATTTGTCTATCAACCATTTAAAAAACATGAACATGATGAGATTTGGAACAGACACTGGAGACACGCGACAGAATTACGGAACAGAGTAGTATCAACAAACCAAATACTTTCTAACATGGATGGATATGATACCTCGGCTGAAATTAAACTCCGCCGACAAATAAAATCAACCTAGGGATTTCTAGGAACACTAATATCAATAACTTAGAACACACATTGTCACCTAAGTTATTGATTGTCATGTTCCTAGAAATCTAAAGAAATAATTAGAAATCCCTAGAAATACAAAGAAATTTCCCCAGACTAAGTCTTGACGGCCTAATCTTGACGGCCATAGTGTTCCTATAATATCGTCTTACGACGGGAAAATCGAATTCGTAACCTCATTCAGATTTATCCTCCATCACATTACATGTTCAGGTAGAAATCAAAGGACATCAGTGATCACTGGTTGACTGATTATAAATAGAGGTATAATAACATATTAACAAGAACCAATTAATTAACCAGGTATAAGAATAATGAATAGAAAATATGGGTTATCGATCTACTTAACAGATGAAGAACTAGAATATTTTGTTAAACTTAAACGATTGGATATTACTGATAAGGACATAGTACCAATTAATAAACAAGTTCAACTATTACTGTTCTACACGAAACCAGTTCTATTTGTTTCTAAATTTACAAATATTGATGCGTTTACTCGTTCAGTTAATAAATACAAACAGATGCTTAAAAGATCAAAGGTTGATCTATCTACTCAGGGAGTAAAATATGGCAAAAACAACAAAGGTAGTTCCATTACCACGTGAAGGCGTAGGCGGTAAATTCAAATTAAGTAAGAGAGACATAAGTCAGATACAAGAAATGGCTGAGATGGGATTAAGATCTAATCATATTGCAGCTATTATGGGTTTTTCAAAACAGGCCTTCTTTAATATTATGACTAAGAACGAGAATATTCGTCTAGCTTATGATGCAGGTAAGGCCAATGGAGCTCGACAAGCAATAAAACATCTCATGACTCATATTGAAAATGGATCTGAGAAATCACTTCACTTCTATTTAAAATTCATATCTGGTTATAATGCCACAGATGAATACATCGAATATCTATCTGAAAAAGAAGAATCAGATAAAAAACCAAAATTTCCATCATCTTTCAAGTTTGCTTTAATAGAAGATTGATATTTACTACTCACTTTTTCCGTGTTATAAATAGATATGAATCAGATGAAAATGATTCAAACCATTAATATCATAGCGACAGGGATGTTGCATTCTCATTAAAAGGGCTTGCCGTTCAGGTAGGTCCTTTTTTAATTAAAACTACATGAAAATAGACTTTAAAAATAATAATGCACATTTAATAGTTCCGTTTTGCGAATATTACGATAAAATTGTAATCCATGCAAGACGAGTTAAAAATACTAGATTAAGTACACCAGATCATGATTTCGTATCATATCGCAATATGGCTAGACATTATGATATGCCAATTGTAGAACTTAAATACATATTCAATCATCTTGATGAACCAAGTCTCAGTAATTCCCCATATTTTCCACAGTTAAAAGTAGGAGTAGTACCAAAATACATAGGATTCAAAGATGCAACCTACTATACAGGTACTTAAACACCAATTAAAATTCATAGAAGACAGAACAACTAAACATTTAGCCTTAGTCGGTGGTTTCGGTTGTGGTAAAACTTATACCTTCTGTCTTAAAGCTCTAGATTTAGCTTCCCGTAATGTCGGATTTACAGGTCTTTTATTAGAACCGACTTATGGTATGATCTCAGATACTCTAGCTCCAACCTTTCAAGAGATTTTAGATCTCTATAATATTCCATATGAAGTAAAGATCTCAAACTGGGAATTCAAACTCTATTTTGAAACTGGTATTACTAAAGTCATTATGAGATCTGCTGAGAACCACATGAAATGTCGTGGTATGAACTTAGCATTCGCTGGCATAGATGAAATCGATACAATTAAACCAGAAATAGCAGATGGTGCCTGGAAAACATGTCAATCTAGACTTCGTAAAGGAAATCCAAATGAGATTCTACAATTATTTACTACATCTACACCAGAAGGATTCGGTTTTCTTTATAATTATTTCGAAAAGAATAAACATAAAGAAAATCGTAAACTAATTCGTGCTAGAACTCAAGATAATCCATATCTTCAACCAGATTACATAGAAACTCTAAGAGCTGATTATCCACCTGAATTAATTGATGCATATTTAGAAGGTAAATTTACAAACTTAACATCTGGAATTGTTTATACTTCATTTGATAGAGAAGAGAATAATACTGAATTAGATTATGAATGGGTTCTAGAACAAGAACGTAAGTTTCCACATAATCCACCATTTACACTATACTGTGGTCAAGATTTTAACGTCGGTAAATGTTATACAGCTATTCATATTATTATAGATAAGAAACCATATGCTATTGCAGAACTCGCATTATCTAAGAATACTGAACATGTTATAACCCGTATAGATAATCTTTATCCAGATCGTAAGATTAAAATGTATCCTGATAGTTCCGGTAAAAATGAAAGATCTAATGCATCTCAAACAGACATAACCCTGTTAAAGAATGCAGGTTATGAATTACATTATCCTACTAAAAATCCATTCATTAGAGATCGAGTAGGTTCAGTAAATGCTATGTTAAAGAATAGTAACGACGAACGAAGATATTTTATAAATACTCAAAAGTGTCCAGTTTTAACTGAATCTTTAGAACAACAGGTATACGATAAGACTGGTGTACCTGATAAAAATCATGACAACGATCATCCTGTAGATGCGATAGGGTATTTTATCCATAGAATGTATCCGCTTAAGAGAGCAAACACTAAAAAAATACAAATCATAGGAATTTAAAATATGCCAATACAAACTACACATCCAGATTATGATATCGAAAAGCCTACCCTGACTCAGGATGCATTTGATGGCGATGTTAAACAGGAAAAATATGTAGGAAAACTATCCAAACAATCAAAACAGAAATATGAACAATATGTTAATCGAGGCATTTATTACAATGTAATATCTCGTACTACTTCAGCTATTATAGGTACAATTCTTAGAAAAGATCCTGATATGGATGATTCTTTTAAAACTGTTAAAGAATTGACCGAACGAGAATTTATTGTAGATTTATTGAAAGGTTTACTATTACAAGGTCGTTCAGGTATTCTTACGGACTTCAATGATGAAAAACAAGAAGCTGAAATGATACCTATTCAAGGTGTTAATATTGTCAACTGGAGAGATGATAATAGTCTAATAGTACTTAAAGAATCTACCTACGTAGAAGACAAAGACGATAAGTACAAATTAATAGCTCAAACTAATTACAGAGAATTATTCTTACAAGATGGAGTTTATACTACAAGAATATGGGTACCAGAAGGTAAGAACTCATGGGTAGTTAAACCAGGTTCTGAAATTATACCAACTGTTAGAGGTAAGACTCTTGATTACATCCCATTCCAATTCATATCAGCATTTGATACTACACCAGAAGTTCATGCTCCAGTTCTTTACAATTTAGGTGATATTAACATATCTCATTTTAGAACTTCAGTAGATATGGAACACGTTGCCCATTACTCAGCATTACCTACACCATGGGTTGCAGGAGATTTCCAATCATATGGAGAAGAAGAACAGGTTCAAGAAGTTCAAATTGGTTCAGAAACAGCATGGCATATGACAGAAAATACTAAAGTAGGTTTTCTTGAATTTACAGGTATTTCAATAGATTCTCTAGCAGATATCATGTCACATAAAGAAGAACAAATGTTGAATATTGGTATTCGATTATTATCCGATAAGAAAGGTGTAGAATCAGCAGAATCATTAACGATCAGATCTAATTCAGAAAATGCTACATTATTAGGCATGGTTCTTTCAATAGAGTCAGCGATTGTTTCCTCGTTGTTAACAATTAACTTATGGTCTAATATTACAACTGAACCATTATTTGAAATGTCTAAAGACTTCTCACCTACTCAATTGACTGATAAAGATATTGAGATACAATTAAAATTATTAACAGAAGGTAAACTATCTGAACAGACATTCCTTGAGAATTTGTTTGATGGAGAAATAATCCCTGATGTTGAAGAAGAAAGCAAAAGA